GTGAATGGGTTGCGTTTATCAAAAAAATGTCAGGGTTTTTGTTTGCAGAGTCGTTCATCGCAGCGTTTCGTGTGATGGTTTGTCGGGCGCGTTTTCGGTTGAGGTGTTCTACCCCACGTCTCGAGTTGCAGGGTTTGCAGGAGGGAACCATGCCGTCGGTGTGCGTTCCTCCCATGTCTACTTCGAGTAGGTGGTCGGCCTCAGTTGCTGGGTTGCGTTTACACCAGTGGCAGACGGGTGAGCCTTCGAGTAGTTCGCGTCTGGCTTTTTGGTATGCGGTTGTTTTGTATTCGTCCATGTTGGTGTTCTCCTACCGCCCTTGCTTCGCTGCGGTTGGTTTCATGTTACGGGACGGGTCGGTGCGGTGATAGCCCCCCGCTGTTCTGAGATGTCTCTCATGGTCGCCGGATGTTTAACACCAGTGGACGGTCACCATTCGCATTTGTGACGTTTGGACGCTGTACCTCGTGTTTACACATGAGGCTCTAGCACGTCCCCGTGCATTACACCTACTGAGTACAACTCCCAATGAGGCCGTGGTTCTGATCTGTTGTGTGCGGATGCTACTTGCGCCCGAGACGCTCCGCAATCATCTCCAGCTGATTAGGTCGCCAAACGTAATGTTCTGCGTGTGGGCTGATGGCGTTTGCCCATATGACCTGCATAGGTGTCAACTTGGTTTTGTCGAGCTTTAACTCAGCGAATATCAAGCCCCTGTCACGATGCGCTAGCACAAGATCGGGGAAGCCTTTGCCATCGGATCGGAACACACCCGGACGCACTTGGTGCGGTGTTGGGTGGAATATCAGCCACCCATTCATCGAGGCAATCTGTTCAACTTTGGATTGGAAGATGCGCTCTGTTGCTTCACCTGCCACCTTCAAGCCTCGCAATCTCGGTCTCGTAGTGGCGCAGCTCACGCTCAAAGCGCCGAAGGTCTCGGTATTGCTCTTCCATCATTTTGACCATTGGCAACAAGTTGGACACGTTTACATTGAACGACAGGATGCCTTCAGGATCCATGTGTTCGACTACGCGCTCAATGGCTGGAAGCAGGTGACGGTGCATAGCGCAGTAGCCACTGGTCTCGTTTTTGCATGTGTAGAACGGACAGAGAATGGCTTTAGACATGACGCTTAGCCAGCCAAATGCCTAGGGCAATCATGAGTGTCGAGTGTGACACGAAGTAAACAAACTCAATCACAGGGTTGCCTCGTACAGGGCTTTGTAGATGTCGCGTTGTTCTTGCAGCTGCTTAATGATTGCGTCAAGGGTGCGGAATTGCGCCTCGAGGGTGTTTACCTGCTGGATGAGGTCTTCGATGTAGTCCTTCATTGTTCCTCCGTCCATCAGAATGGCTCCTCTTCGCCCGGGTCGGACAGGTCGTCTTCGTGGGTGGCGACAATCGGATTGGGTGTTCCTCGTGGTGGCCAAAAGGCTTTGTCTCCGTTTACATCTTTGAACCATGGGCGCTTGGTGCCTGCAACTTTGTCACGGTTGTCCCATACTTGTGTGACGCCAGCCTGCGCTGCTTCAGCAATTAGCCAGTCGGGAATTGCGCCGAATTGGTTGCCCTTGACCGTGACACCATCCGTCTTTGCTGAGGACGCTTGTGTTATACGCATCTTCGGGCCAGCGTTCTGCACTTTGCTCATCTCTTCACGCGATGGGCGTTTGTTTACATCGGTGCCAGCCATGCCAGCGTTCGCCAATGCACGGCCCACAGCGGAGGTCTCACAGTTCTCAACATGTGAGGTTCTGTTTACATTGCCAGCGCCACGCACCTCTTCGGCGTAGCCCGTAGCGATGCAAACATCCTCGAGCCACAGCTCTGCACGGATCACACAAATGTCTGCACCGGGCTGGGAGACCATGTGTGTGATGGTGCGTCCGTTGGGGTGCTGTTCAAGCCAGCGTGAGTGTCGGACTGCTACTGGCTCGTAGTCGTCAAGATTAAAGCCCACTTGCAGCCTCCTTCTTGGCCTTGCGTGCTTCACGCTTCAAATACGCCTTCACGGCTTCAGCAAGAAAGACATTGAGCGAGCCTCGAAGGGTAACGCCTAAGTTCTTGTCTTCTTGAGCGTGTTGCACCATTCGCAGTGCGTTGTATTCGTTCTCAGTGAGTCTCACCGAGACGATATGGGTCTTGTGTTGTTCCATCAGTTTCTCCTTGATGTTGTTTACTTGCCTGACGATACACGCCAGTTAGATGCACCCTTACCATCGGCCCACAAGACGCGAGCCACTTTCAGGTTGCAGGATGGGTCTGTCAGGCTTTTAATGACCTGACGATACGGGCGTTTACACGTGCGAGCAGTGAGTGTACGCCACGAAGAGTTGATCTGAAGAAGCCCGGAGTCGCGTGAGCCGTCACCGTTAACACGGCTGACTGCTGTAGGGATGCACCTTGATTCCCTCCACATGATGTGGTCGAAGACCTCCACGGGTAGCCCGTGTTTACGGAGCATGGTGTGCCACTGCTGGCACTTCCACTCGGGTGCAGCTGACGCTTGCACGGGGCTGATAAATAGGGTGAGTAGTGCGAAGCACAGCAGTCCACGTTTCAATCTTCTCTTCTTTGATAGTCCGATATAACTAGTCGCCCTATGACCTCGGCGACTTGAGGTACTACTGCGTTGCCTAGTCCTCTAAGTCTGTCCACCCTTCGGGGAACCCCATGAGCCACTCGACCCACGTCGGGTTCAGTTTGCCACCATTGCCAGCCGTCATAGCCCGTTTCTCTTCTTCCGTCAAAGACCCATCCGCAATCTTCTTGTCCAGCATCTGGCGTGATCCCGTGTTGCCCATCCCCGACGCGCTCATTGTCGGATACGGATTTTTCTTGACTACCTCTGGCAGTCCCTGTTGTTTGCTGTTCGGGCCTCTGCCTTTCCAATCGGATGCGGTTGGTGTTGGCCACATCTGTACTGCATCCGCAAGCCCTAGAGAGTGCGAGGTTTTCCCGTCCTTGCTCAATCGTCTGCCCGTTTCCGTCAGCACTGCATCCGGGTGTTCCGTTTCCTGTGTCGTCGGTGTTGGCCACATCTCTGGAAGTTTCCCCTGTGCTTCCCACACTGATTTGCCCAGAATTGCTTCCGCTTCCGCTTCCGTCATTTCCCCTGCCTGCACTTTGGCTCGGTATAGCCTCACGTTCCCCTCCATCGGTCTCACCGTTGAAGTTGGCGTGGGCCACATGTTCACAGCTGCAGGAAGGCTGGGTGTGTGCCTGTTTCGTTCGCTCGGACTGTCCCCCCGTTTCGCATCGCTTGCTTTCGGTGTCGGCCAAGTTCTGCGTCCTACTATTGTTTCCAAGTTCGGCTGTCGATTTGGATTCCACGCCGACTCCGGTGTAATTGTCGCCGACATTGCCGTGTTGGCTCTGGGGGTAGGCCACAATAATAATTCGGTCTCGGCGGTGATTGGCTCCCACGGATGCTGCAGAAACAACACGCCACTCCGCGTCATACCCGATACTGGCAAGTTCACCAATAACGGACAATCCCCCCATAGAGAGATGTCCCCGAACATTTTCCAAGATTGCGTATCTAGGTCGTAGCTCGCTAATGGCTGTTCTGACCCATGGCCACAAATGCCTCGGATCTTCTTCACCTCGCCGTTTACCTGCCGTACTGAAAGGCTGACACGGGTAACCTCCGCAGATGACGTCTGGCCTTTCAACTTCTTGCCAGTTGATTTCTTTGATGTTTCCATGGTTGACCACCTCAGGCCAATGCTTTGCCAATACCTTGCAAGCGTAAGGGTCGATTTCTGACTGCCAAATAACTTCCATCCCGGCACGTTCTAACCCTAGGTCTAAACCGCCGATGCCTGAAAACAGGCTTCCTACTGTCAAAGTCATCGGAGTTGATGCCTACCCTCTGCGCTAATTTCACAAACCTGCATAGCCGAACCAGCACTAGAAAGACGTGTCTCACCAGTGGCAAAAATCCAACCATTAGCGCGGAGTTCTGAGCAGCGCTTCCAATAGCAACACTTTGGCTTCAGAGCCAGTCCAGAGGCCACACCAGCCTCCTCATCGGTCATTCCGCCCTGTAGGTACTCAGCAAGCAAAAGCATGGCTTGTGAGCGCTTACGGGGCTTGACGTCTCCAGCGCCTAGCACTGAGGTGATTGGGTCTGCACTGCGGAACAGTGGCAAGTCATTGAACATGTTGTCTCCTTTGTTTGGGGGCTCTTGGTAGCCCGTGTAAACATTATGCCTGCCGTGTAAACATTTGTCAAGCATTAAAAAGTCGGAGGGCTGGAGTGGGGGAGAAACAACACACCCAACCCTCCTAGCCCCTAGCAGAGACCAAGCCGCTAGGGAGTCTTTACAGGCTTAGGCAAGGCGCGCCATGCAGCCTCAAAAGCCTCTGGGGATTCCCAATCGTTAGACACCTCAACATGCAACCAAGCACCGCCAGGTGTGCCTGCGTTGTCGGATGCTGTAAACACTTTGACGCCTTTGACACCTTCGCCACGGGAACAGCGGTATCCACGTCCCCACGCGGTCTTGTCTTTCGGATCCTGCTTCGGGTTCAGATACGAGTAGTCGTGAATCTCGCAAATACGCAGCTCTTCGCTGTGCTCGATGAGCCAGTCCCATGCTTCACGCGCTACAGCACGGCCTGCACGAGTGGCTGGATAGCCCATGTCAACAGCAAAGCCTGTCGCATGCACGGAAAGGTTCTTCGAGCCTCGCATTGGGCGGTTTGCGTACATGCCTAAGTTGGTGAAAGCCCAACGGCGTTTACACAGGTCGTAAAACTTCTTGGTGACGGGGTCTGTGGCTTCACCGTTCCACGCTGGAAAATATGGGTATTTACGGCTCATGGCACTGGCGGTGTGGTCGGTGGGTCTTTGGGCTTGTCCTTCAGGCCGTTCCCAGCGAGTAGTCCAATGAGACCACCGGCAAGAGTCATCAGCATCGGGGACAACACTGCCCATGCCTCAGCGTCATTCGGTGCCTGCTCGAGAGGCTGGGTGACAAACAGTAGGCCGTAGATCAGCGAAACGATTGCTGCGACGAATGAAAAAGAAAGTGCGACGCCGACGATGAGGATGAGTCGGGCTTTGATTTCTTCGTTGGATAGTCGTTTGTCGGGGTTCATGGGCATCGCCTTTCGAATGTGCCTGTGGCTTGGGTGTCTTCGCAGTTGTGGCGTACGCGGTCTGCGCAACTAGTCAGGGTCAGCGCCAGTGTCAGCGTCAGCAGTAGTCGCTTCATCGGTTGCCTCCGTGGGTCGTACAAGTGGGGCTGGTGGATCTGTGTCGTGTTCCCACAAAATAAGGGTGTTACCTGACAAAGCCCAACCACAGTCAAAACCTGAATCAAGTAATAATTGAGTGAGTTCTTCATGCGTCATGCTGATACCTCCAAAAGAGTGATTGTTGACAGGTCTCCACCAATTTGAACTGACACGCCACTTGCGTTGGAGATGCACATAAATTGCGTCTTGTATGTGGTCGCTGATGTGGTTGCAGGGCTATCCAAATAGGCGGTGCTCATTGTTGCGACACGAAGGTTTAATAATGTGTTTGTGTACCCTGCGCTGTGCGCTATCAAGGCTATTTGGGAGGCTCCACGCATTAAGCGTAATGAGATGGCATTTTGAGTGTTGAGCACGTTTTTGTCGCCTCCAACCTGATTGACCAACACAAGGATTTTACTGGAGGAACTTTGTGGGGTAATTGTTGCCGTGAGACCTGTATCAGCGTAAGTAGAAGTTGCATTAGTTGCAGCGGTGCTTGTCGTGCCTTGGACAACTTGCAAAATGCGAAACGCTCCACGAAGGTCGTTCTGCTGTGCAGCGGTTAGTACTTGTCCAGATGTAAACGAAGCGGGAAGGTTTGTGGGTGTAGCCATGTAGTTATCCTAAAAGGTCAGTTCCACCCAAGGTGGATTGGTTGAGAATAAAAACAGCAGCCCAACGAGCAGACCCCTCAAACGTGGTAGTCCATTGACCGGGCACAACCGAGTGAGTAATACGAGACAACAACATCGGCGTCGTGATCGCATTACCAGTAGGCGGAGAAACCACCAGCGTGATGCGGTCGTTTAGTTCACGGTCTAGCGCGTTGCTCCAATCGCCATCGGGCGACAACACTACCTCGACAGGGTCAGCCTTCGGGTACACCTGACCGCCCCAACTAGTGACAATGTCACCAATTGACACAGCGTTAGCAAGGCTGGCGACCTGCGTTTCAACCGACGCTTCAGCAGCTCCGTAGGTCGCAATGCTTGACGTGTTCTTCTTGGTGTAAACACCGCCCTGAGACATTGTGACGTCGGCTTCGTTACGCATTGAGTCGCCGTCATAAGCGATGGCCACGTTTTGCCCGATGGCGTAGCCCCCGGTGCCGTAGGTGCCCTGAGAAACAATGGAGCGCGACTGTGTGCGGATCTGGTTTTGGTTGTACAAAGTCAACACGCCAGCACGGGTGACGAACAGGGGCGCATACTCGGAGTCAGCAACCTTCTGCAATTCTGCCGTCGTCATCGGTGCGTCGTCGGTTATTTCAAGGACGGTTGACGCTGGCGCCGATGGTGCAGAGGTCATGCTTGACGGGAACGAGGTCTGTGCGATGAGGCGGTTGAACCGTGCAGCAGTTGACTCAGAAAAAGCCACCGTCGAATACTTGAAAATTTCTTGGAAAACAGATTGAGCAATACCGGTGCTCCAGACGATGACCTGTTGCACAGAACCTGTGCCAATGTTTACGGCTTCAGGCAACGGCACATAAATGCCCGCATTGTTGACCGTGGTGGTGGCGATGAGAATGCCGTCAATGTAAAGCGTGATGGTGCGCGCTGCACTGTTCCAATCAAACGACAACATACGAGCAGCGCCCGAATCAAACCCTGAAGAATTAGTGCTCGCCACCTTTGAGTTACCAAAAGACGGCTCAGTAACTTCGACACGGAACTTCCCTGTGCTGTTGTCATAACTGAGATACCAAAAATGGTTGTAGATGCTCCCGCTAAGCATTTGCGAAATGCTGCCTGATGAGTCAGGGATAGCCCAACACGAAACCGAGAAACTACCCGGACTGCTATTTGTGCCTCCCTGTGCAGACGCTGCAGCGTCAGACCCTGTGCCCGTGATGGAACTGTTCACGAGCCCTACAGCAAGTTGATTACCACTTGAAGCAGCTGCAGTCGTCAACATGTTTAACGGCTCACTGCCGTAATCCTTCAGAGACTGATTAGCGCTGAAAGGGCCCACAGGCTCGTCACAGGGGTAGTAGTGACGTGGCGACGTGGTCAGAATGTAGTTGCGAGCCCAATCAACGGGCTGAGCATCAGACGCCAGTAAACCCATAGCGTCAAAGC